GCGCAGGGCGGTCAGCAGGATGCACTTGTTGTCATAGGTGTTGGCGCACTTGCCCAGATATTCGTCCTCAACGGTGGTGATGGCATAATAGCGGATCAGATCCAGCGCAGCCACGAGCTTGATCTTCTTCAGCATGTCAGGGTCATCCTCGGCCAGAGTGGTCTTACTCGTTACCGCACGGCTCAGCTTCACCTGTCGGCCATCGTCGATCAGAAACAGTTTGCCGGCGTCCACAGCACTGTCGGGATCTGCCAACGTATCCACACCGGTCACCTCCGGCAGAGCCGCATAGGTGGCGCTGCAATAAGCAGGCGTGCCTGCCAGAACGCCGGCGATGCGGCCGGCGTACTGGGCGGCCGTGAATGTCCCCTCGCCGACCTTGATGCCGCTCGAAACAAAGTTGATCACGCCTTCATCATCGGCGGCCACGTTAGGAAGGATCACCTTGCCCACATAGCGCTTTGTCCGTTGTGCCTTGACCTGTGCGGCCAGAGCGGTCGCGTCAGCAGAGGCAATGTCCACGGGGCCGACCAGATAATCGTAACTGTGAATGGCCAGAGCCTGAAAGCCAGTTTTGATGTCGGCGTCTGCACCAATCACGCTAACATAGAGCGTGGTCGGCTTGGTAATGTAGCCCAGCATCGCGCGCTTGATGGCGGCAATGTTGGCTGCACCCAGTTCGCTGGGGATGTCGCTTTCGCGGTTGATGGTATGAAGGCCGTTGGCCTTGGCATCACGCAGAATCATGGCAACGATGCCGGAGGACACGCGCGTGGCCACATTGTCAGCAGCCTTTTTCAGAGAAAAAGTAAGTTCGGGAAGTCCCATTGTATCGCTCCTCTCAGTTGATGTCTCCCCGAACCGTGACGGAATAAGCGTCTGCGGCGGGGGTGGATGCTCCGGTATCGAGCCCGGGGCGGTTGTCCATCCAGGACAGATTGATTTGCACATACGCCCGGTCTGGGTCCCGGGGCAGCACCTTCAAAAGCGGCTTCAGATGCCGGCGGCCTACCATCCAGCCCCGAATGAGCAGCTCCGTGACTGCGTCCGTCTCCTGGGAAAGCCGGTACCAGGACGCGTCGTAGTGCTCGTCCAGCTCATCATAAAGCGTCAGGCGAATCTGCAGGTCATGACGGATCAGAAAGCGATTGCCGTCAGTCAGATCGTATTTCTCCACCGTAAGCCAGAAAGAAGGGCGGTTGAAGTCTACCGGGCATACGTCCACATAAACCGTGCGGTCAGGCCATTTAGACACCAACAGCAGATTGATGGCGTCCAGGATCTCGGTTTTGGTCATACGCTTCTTCCCTCCATGTGGGCAAGTATCTTGGCCTCGATGATACGAGCACCCTCTTCGGCGGCACGTTTCGCTTCCTGCTGGCCGGTGTTGCGGTACATATATTTACCCTGGACACGGTTCGCCTTTGCCCGGGATCGCCGTTTCTTTTTGGCTTTTCCGGAGGCAGGTCTTACAGCGTGACCGTTTTCCAGCGCATTGGTAATATAACCCGCTGCGTAGCCATCCAGATTAGTCTTTGCCATAGGCCGGACGGCCACATAGCCTTTCCCGCTACCGACGTATGACTCCTGTACGCCGGCAACACGGCCGCTCCCACCGATGTGCCGCTGAACGGCTTCCAGCAGCACCTCACCAGCCTCATCAAAGAACTCTGCCCGAGCCTGCCGGATGACTTCCGGCGTGGTTTCCAGCGTCTGGATGATTTCCTTCAGACCGTCTATTTCCATAGACTGCATCAGACATCCTCCCGGCGTTCAAGCACGTATTCATTCTTGTAGAATTCCAGATCCATGCGCTGCAGGACGGTGTACGGTGCGGTATCTCCCAGCTGAACAAGGTCACCGACACGCAGCACAACGGCTTTGGGGGCCACGAGGACACGTTCCAGAGTGCTCCTGCGGAAGACATCGTCCTCTTCGCTGTTGAAATACCGTTCTGTCAGGATTCCTGGGAAGGAGAATGTTGCCTGCTGCACCACAGTCGGTCGATTCATCGTGTCCCTGCCAGTCCGGGCTTGCGGCTTTGCCGTCAGAGTCACCGGATGGCAGATAGCTGCTTTGATCTCCTGCCGGTCCCGCTCCGGAGCCAGCGTGATAGACGTTAGATGCAGGAACTCACCGTTCCATCGGATGGCCTGGTGCAGCGTCAGCAGCGGATCCGGTCGGATTATGATCGTCGCCCCCTGGGAACCGACGCCCACGACGGAAAAAAGGTTCCTCTGCCGGTCGATCTCAACTGAGCCCCAGCGCTTTCGGCTGGGTGCCCAGGCCATATTACCGGTCTCATCATCCTGAATCAGCGTCAGAATCTCGATTTTATCCCGCAGAGCGGAAGAAAGGTGGTCCTGCATCCAATCACTCCTCTACGCTGGGCAGCAGGTTGGTGCTGTGCAGATCCATGATCTGCATGGCAACCGGATTTTTGCCGGTGTACTGCGTTGTGATCTGGTGGTTGTCGATCATTTCTGCCGCCAGGACCTTCACCGCATAAGCGAGATCTTCCTTCTCTGTGGCCTCGATGTCGAGTCCGGTATAAGCGGCTGCTGCCGCTTTCGCAGCAGCGAGCGCATCCTCGCATTCCCGCTGCTCCAGAACAGAGAGCTCGTCAAACTCGGCCGTGTTGAGGATCTTTCTGGAGAACAGAGCGATGTCCGCAGGCATCAGATCACAAGGTCTCATACATCAGCCCTCCGTTTTGGCCTTGGCCCGCTTGGTTTTCTTCGTCTCCGTTTCCGGTTTCTGCGTGGTTTCCGTCTCCGACTCCTGCGTGGCTTCCGTCTCGGAATCCTGCTCATCCTTCTGCTCTGAAGTCTGACCGGGCTCCAGAGCTTCCAGATAACCGCACTCCAGGAGGGGAGCCGCGACGCTCTCCGGAACGT